CGACTCGGCGGGGAACAGCTGCACCGCCTCGCATTCGCAGCCGACCAGCTGGTTTTTGATGGCTTGCAGGTCGCGCCAGTCCATGATCGGCTCGCGGTCATTGCGCCGAATCGACAACCAAACCGCGCCGGCCGGCACCACGAATTCGCGCGCGGCTTCCGGCTGAATCACCAGCACCGTATAGCGGCTGTTTTTCCAGCATTGGCCGTGGTCGCGATTGTAGGCGGCTTTGGCTTGGGCTCGGGTCAAGCCATGGGCCATGCAGGCGGCGATGAATTCGCGCACCGGCGGGCGCTGAATGGTGGCGGGCATTAGCGGCTGCATTGTGCCTCCTGGCGGCGCGCGGCCGCGAGCACGTCGGCGACGAACGCCGGCGAGGTGACGATACCGTGGCAGCGGAACAGCCAGCGCGCGATGGCTTCGCAGCTGCCGGCCAGGCCGAGGCCGCATTCGCGGCGCCGGGCCTGGATCAAGGCGCGCACGTCGGGGCGGCTCATCGTGTGAATTCCTGGCGGTACTTGACCTTGGACCAGCCGAGCACGAAGCCGTCCGACTTGCCGGCCAGGGCGTCGGGATCTTCGCGCCTGGCCCGCGCGATCAGCTCGCAAAAGTTCGGCCCGCGCCGGTGGAGGCCGCTGTGGATGGTTACGGGGCCGCGTTCGGTGTGCTCGAATTCGACCTCGCAGGCGGCCGTGTCCAGGGCCGCATCGTCGAGCGCAGCCAGGGCTGCGACGGCGCCGGCGGCCAAGTCGGCGACTTCCCGCCGGGTTGCCAGGCGGGCTTGCTGCGTGGGGGTGTTCAAGCGGGCCAGCCGGTTGCGGTCGGGGTCGTTGATTTCGAGGCGGATGTTGACAATCATGGTGGGCTCCTGTGGTTTGGCCGGATCCCGGCGCCCTGGGGCGCCGGGCCGGTCCGCGGGTGGCGGCGAGAAGGTCAGAGGCCGGCGGCCTGGTTTAAGCGGTCGGCCCATTCTTGCGCGCGGCGCTTGGAACGAAACACCGCGCCGTCGTGCAGAATGTTGGGGCCGTCGGCGACGTACTGGCGCAAGCGCCAACGGGAGCCGACCTGGACGGGCTCGAAGCTGCCGGCGGGCGGCGTCGTGTTGCCGTACAGCTTGTCGGCAGCCTGGCGGATTATCACCTGCAGGCGCTTTTGCATGGCGCGAATTTCTTGCAGGGCCGCGCGGCTGTGGGCCAGGTCGCCGAGGTCGAGCGCGCGAGCCTCCCAGCTGCGGATGAAGTGGTCGCGGAGTTCTTGCTGTGCGTTGGTCATGGTGGGTTCCTTACAGCACGCGCCAAAGGGCGTGCAGGTTGCGGGCGTTGTCGAGGTCGTCGCGCAAAGCGCGCACCTGGCCGGCTTCCTGGTGCAGGCCGGCTTCGGTCAATTCGTTAATCAGTTCGGTCAGGCGGTGTATCTGGTCGCCGACGCTGAAAGCGGCGTCGCGCAGGCTGTTGCGGTGGTCGTTGGTGAGGCGGTCGATTTTCATGGTGTGCTCCTTATGCGAAGTCGGCCAGGTCGATGATTTGCGCGTCCTCGATGCGGTAGTCGCCGACGCCGGCGCAGGCTTTGAACACGCGGCCGGTTTTGGCGTTGGCGACAAAGCGGCGGGCGTCGGCCAGGGAGCAGAACCGCAGGTGCGTGTGATAGAGCTTGCCGGCCAGAATGCCGTTGATAATCCGCTTCGAGTAGTTGACCTGGTGGCTGTAGCTCATGGTGCGCTCCTGTGTTTTGGTGGCTGCGTTTCTGTTAGGTTCATAGTACCTACATCGTAGGTAACAAGCAAGCATTATTTTAGGGTTTGGCCTTCGCTTCGTCGCAAACCCGCAGGACCCATCGCGGCGGCTGGCGAAGGCGGCCGCGAAGGGTGCGCCAGGGATGGCGCCAGCCGGACCAACACAGGCCGCAATCGGGGCAATAGGCGCTCACCAGGTCCGCTTCATTGCGGCGCGCCAGGGCTTTGGCATGTTGGCAGCGGCTCATTAGCAGGGGCAAAAAATCGCCGAATGGGCGCGGATGGCCGCCAGGTTCTCGCGGCAGGCGGTGATCTGGACGCGCGCCTGGCCGGGCGCCAGGATCCAATAGCCGCCGGCGTCAATGCGGATCAGGTCGCCGGTCTGGACGGTGTGCGGCACATCGTCGGAAAAATACAGGGCGCCCGGAATCATCCTCGAGGGGTGCGGCGGCTTTTTCTTTGTTACCGTGAACGCCTGGTGGGCCCGGTAGGTGTAAATGGCGGTCACCGGCTCGTCTCCATGGTTTCGGGCGCGTATTCGCCGCGGCGGCAAATCTCGTCGGCAATCGCGCGCAGCTGTGCTTCGAAGTGTTGCAGGGATCCGGCCGAGGTCCAGTCGAATTCGTCGCCGGCGGAGGGGCCCGCGCGTTTGTGGAATTCGGCGAGCCCGAGCTTAATGTCGCGCAGGTGCAGGCCGATCAGGTCGCGCGCTTCGCGGTAGGTGCGGGAACATTCGCGCTCATTGAAGTAGGGGCGGTGGCTCATGGTGTGCTCCTTAATGGGGGCTGGCGTCAGGACGCCAGCCGCAGGTGGGGTTTCGGCCAGAACTTGCCAAGGCGGCCGACCAGGGCGCGGTGCACTTCGTCGACGACCCGGTCGTTGGTCCAGCGGATGCGCAGCTGAGCGGCTTCGGCGTAGTCGGCCGGCAGTTTGTCGAAGCCGAGCATGTAGCCGCGCAGGTAATCCCAGGCCGCCTGGTAGGTAGCCGGGCTGAATTCGTTTTGCACGAATACGAACGTGACCTGGGGCAGATCGTCGCGGCGGTTGCTGTATTCGTAGCAGTCGGTCATGCCGTCGAAGTGGCCGCGCTGAAACTGGCGGGCGTAGGCTTCAATGGCTTTGACGGTCCAGGGCGCTTGGTCCTGTACGCTAACGGTAATCGAGCTGCCGCCGCTGTAGGATTTGGTGCGGACGGTGGCGGCTATGCCGTGGGCTTTGAGCTGCTGGCGGATCATCTTGGCGGCGGCGGCGTGGTTGCTGGTCATGGTCTCGGGTTCCGTGGTTGCTGCGTTTCTGTTAGGTTCATAGTACCTACATCGTAGGTAGAAAGCAAGCATTATTTCGGGCCGTTTATTCGTTTCGTCGCAAATCAGGCCAGGCGGTCGAGCTGGTGGTCGGGATGTAACCAGCCGAACACGAAAGCGCCGGCCAGGTAGCCGCGGCTGTGGGCTTTGTGGGCTTCAATGAGGGTGTGATAAGCGCGCGAGCCGTAGGCGATCAGCGCCGACGGGCCGCCGGCGTTGTGCGGCGCCAGGCGGCCGTCGGCGTGGTGAAAAGTCAGGCGGCCGGCCAAAAACAGCACGGCGTCGGCGCGCGGCCATACGTGCCGCTGCCAGGCGGTCGTCTCGGTGCGCGCGAACACCAGCGCCAAGCCGTCGCCATGGTCGGCCAGGCGGTCAAGCCAGGCGCCGACCTCGCCGCCGTAGGGCGGGTTCAGCCATACGTGCCCGCGCCAGGGCCGTGTCAGGCCATTGTCGGCGCGGGTGTAATGCGCCAGCGCGGTGGGCCAGGGTCGTGGCTCGGGTGCCGCGCACGGGTCGAGGTCGAATGGCCCGAGAATCCGCACCAGCCGCCGCGGCGTGAGCCATTCGTCGGTGCCGGCGCGGGCGGAATGGTGGCCGCCAATCGCCATTAGTTTGGCCGGTTGAGGCTGTCCATGATGGCGCGCTCAAGGTCGGTTAACTCCCAATGCGCCAGGATGGCGTACAAATCGCCGCCGATCGGTTCGAGCAGGAACGGGTCGCGCGGCGGCGGCGCAAGGTGCGAACGGTCGGCCCATTCGTCGACTTCCCACAATATGAACCAGTCGCGCAGCTGGCCGACGGCCGGCCGCACGTCAGCCGGAACTGCCGGCACGCGTGCGTAACCGGTGCGCAGAGAGCGCCGGGCGTCGTCGAAGGTTTGCCGCAAGTCGACAAAGCGGTTCAGGCTGGCGAAGCGGCCGGCGTGCCAGGCCGTCGGCTGGGTTTCCGCGCAGTAGTGCACGATGGGATTATTGCGGCGCCATTCAAGGTAAACCTGGGGGCGATCGGCGCGGGCTACGGCAAAGCGCGGCCGGCCGTCGGCGCCAATGCCGCCGGCGCGAATGGCTGCGGACAGGCTGAGCAACTGGCGGCCGTTGGCCAGGTGTTGATAGGCGGCGGCGCACGCCTGGTGGAATTCGAGCGCGTCGGCGTGGCGTTCGCGTAGCGCCGCCTCCATTTTGCGTTGCGCCTGGTCCGCGTCCATGGTGATTTTGTCCGGGTTCATGGGGTTCTCCGTTGTGTGCTTCGAATGTGTTGCCGATAGGCGGCAATAGCGTCGAGGCCGCCGCGCGCGCTCATCACGCGGCACCATTCTTCGAAGGCGGCCAGGCTGGCCGGGTGGTTGTCCGGCAGATAGCGGTCATGGGCCGGCGCGGGCCGGTCGCGCGGGTCGGGTATGCGGTCGTCCTCGGGCATATCAACCGGTGCCGGCTTTTTCAATTGCGCTCACGGCAGCACCGCCTGGCGCGCCGCTTCAAACAGGGCGGCCAGCTGAGCGACCAGCGCCAAACAGCCGAGCAGAAACAGCACGAAACCGGCGGCGCCGGCCAATGTTTTAAGCGTCATCACGTGGGGCTCCTTGCAGCCGGTCGCGCGTGCGGAAAAAGCCGGCGCGATCCGGGCTCAGTGCGTTGTACAGGCGCGCGCATAGCGCGCTGTGGTTGTTGTTGATCTTGAACGCGGGCAGCTGGCGGCCGACCGGCTGTTCGGCCAGGTCGGTTTCCAGCCGCAAATGGTGGAAAATAGCGCGCGCGGAGTGGTGCGCGCGCCGGTTGCGCAAACGGTCGGCCACCTGGCAAAAACGGGTCCATAGTGGCCGGTTGGCTGCCAGCCAGGCGCGGAACGCGGCGTCATAGGTCGCCGGCTCGCGCGCGATCACGGCGGCCGCCAGCGCCTGATAGCTGAAGGCGCCAGCGGCCGCGGATCCGGGCGGCGAGGAAAACAGGTCGGCCGTGTGCGGCGCGGCGTGCATGGTTAGCGCCAAACGGACAGCAGCAGCCGGTCGTGAACAAAGCGCGCCAGCTGTTCTGTGAACTGTTCGAGCGCGTCGGCCAGGCGGTAGAAGCGGAAGCCGAGCAGCAGCGGTTCGCCGTCATTTTTGGGCGGCCGCAACCGCAAGTCGGCCGCCAGGTTTAGCACCGGGCAGCCGTGGTAGGGTTGCACCGCCACGTCAAACCGTGTCGGCACGATCAGCGGCCGGTCTTGGGTGCCCGCATTGGCCGAGACCTTCATGCGATAAATCAGCTCGGCCGACCCGGAAAAGTCGTCGCGGGCTTCGCGGAATTCGCCGGCCGCGGTGGCTTTGAGGGTTTGCACGATTTCGAGAAGTTCGGCGCCGGCGGGCTCGACGACCTCGGCGCGGTTTTGGTACAGAAAGTCGGCGAAGTCAGACTGCTTGACGAATAGGCCGTCGGCTTTCAGCCAGGCCGACCAAGCCGGCCGCGGTTCGGCCTCAAAGCAGGCCACATGCTGACACCAGCGCGGCGTCGGCGGCGCGCGGTTTTCGGCTTCGTGGTAGTCCAGTATGGCGTTGAGCGTGAGTTTGCCGCTTTCCTCTCGCAGCCAGATGGCGGTGCCGACCTCCTGGTAGCGTTCGACATATTCAAGCCAGGAGGTCAGGTCTTGAAATTTTGCCGTTGTCTTGACCCGGCCGGCGGGTTCGCGTAGCAGCTGGGTCAGCTCATTTACCGTCCAGCGCGGCGGCGCGACCAGCAACGGCCGGCCGTCGACCATGGTTTCGTACGGTTGTTCGGGTTCGAGGCTATACGCCAGCGGCGGTGGGGGGTGTTGTTAGCGTCATCCGTCATGGCGGCGCGTCTCCGTTTGGGTGTTGGTGGCGGTGTTGAGCGCGCCAGCGGGGCGCAGCTCGGGGAATTGGTGCTGGTATGGGTCGTCGCGCTGCAGGCCGTTGTCCTCGTTGACAAAGAAAATGGACACGCGGCGCGCACGCTCGGGGCGTTTGCCTTTAACCGCTGGCACGACCTCGAGCTGCGTGTTGCATTCGCCGCGCGGCTTCAATTTCAAGGACAGGACCAGCTCGCCCGCTTTGCCGGTCTCGCGTACGGCGGCAATAACTTCGGTCAGTTCGTCGGTCAGTTCGTCGACTAGCCGGCCGGCGTTGATTTCGCGCAGGACCTGGTCAAAGGGGCGAATGGCTCGTGCTTCTGGCATGGCGTTTTCCTCGTCAAAGAAAAAAGCGGAGCGCGCCCGGCCGCGGGCCCATTGGGCAAGGGCGATCGGGCCGGGCGGCTCCTGGGGGGGAACGGCGGGTGGTTGCGTCCATGAAACCAGCGTAAATCAAAATTGCAAAGCGGTCAAGATATATTGACAGGGTTGCGGGGCTGGTGTTAAATGGCAGGCATGGGGTATTTCAGCCTGACAAAAGAACAAGCCGCGGCCATGTTCGGTGAATCGCTGGCGGCGGCGTTTGGTATTTCACGCCAGGCGGTCAACGCCTGGCCGGATCCTTTGCCGGAGCGTCGCGCCAATGAGGTGTTGGGCTTGGCGTTGCGGCGTTACGGCGACGGCCGACTGACGGATTACGGGCAGCGGGTGGTCGATGGGCTGTTGGTCGTGCGGGGCCCGGGCGGCTGAACAGAAAAAGAACAGCCGAGCGCCCATAGAGGCGCCGGGGAGGATGGATTGAGCAACACGGCGCTGACGTGGGCGTATAACGAAGTCCGCGGCGTTGGATTGGCAGCCAAGGCGGTGTTGGTGCGGTTGGCCGATCAGGCCAACGACGACGGCGTGGCCTGGCCCGGCAAAAACAGCCTGGCGGAAAAGCTGGATTGTGACAAGCGCACGGTCGACCGCGCTATTGCTAAGCTCGAAGCGTTGGGCCTGGTGCGTATCAAGGTAGGGGTGCCGAAGGACGCGCGGACCAAAACCGAGCGCAATATCTACTATTTGCAAATGGAACAGCGCGGCCTGTTCGGGCCGGAAATCGTGACCGAGCCAGCCGCGGGCGCCGACCCCGCCGGCGCCGGAGACGCGGCAAAAGGGGTGGCAGAGCGCCAGGGGTGGCAGAGCGCCAGGGGTGGCCCGGTGCCGCCAAAAGGGGTGGCAGAAAGTCGCGCGGGGGGTGGCGCTGTGCCATCCGAACCACCAGTGAATCATCAAGGAATCCAAAATAATGGCGGCCCGCCTTCCGGCGACCCGCCGTCGGTCTATTTGACAGCCAAGGGCAAAAAGCTATCCGGCGCCGCGCTGCATCGGTTCGAACGCTGGTGGGAGGCGTTTGGTCGTTACGGCAACAAGGCGCCGACCGCGGACACCTGGCTTACAGTCGAGCGGTTACACAAGGGGCACGCGGCCGGCTGGGACCTACCGTTGCTGGCGGCGGCGCGGGCGGAGTGTAAGCGCCGCCAGGCCGACCCGAGCGCGCCGGCCAAGTACGGCCAGGGCTGGCTGGCCGAGCGGCGCTGGGAGGACGCATCGAGCCAGGGCGGCCAGCCTCGCGCGGGCAGCGCGCCGCCGGCCTGGTGGCAAACATGGCCCGGGGTGCTGGAGGTTGCCTGCGGTCGTTACGGTATTCTGACCATTGAATTTTCCGAACCGCCGGCACTGTTGGCGGAATTGATCGAGCGCATGACGGCGGCCGGCGATGCCGTGCCCGACCATTTGCACAACTGGCTAAAAAGTTTGAAGGAGGCTGCATGACCGCATATTCGCGCCGGCCCTGGTCCGGTTTAACCACGCGCATGGCGTTGGATTGGCTGTGCGCTGCGGATTACGACCCGGCGGAGTGCTGTGTCCGCTACGCGCGCGGTCTGGATCGGGCCTGGCACAGTTACCGGAAAAAATGGCCGCCGGTGCGGCGCCGTCAGTCGTTGCCATGGCCGGTGGCGGCGTTCGGCGTGCTGGTGCTGGCGCAAACCGTCCTTGTTGTTTTGGCGATCGTGGGTTCGGCGTCCGGGCTGACGCTGGCCGGCGTCGTTACCGGCTGGACCTATACCGCGCTGACCGGCTTTGTGGTGTGGCAGGATTCGGTGCGGCGTCGGTCTGCGGTTGCCTGGCGGCGCCTTTATGCGCACCGCTGGCCGGATTGGCCGGATCCGCCGGAGCAGGCGCCGGCGACTGAGTTGCGGACATGAAGCTGGCGGCGGTAATTCGGCGCCTGTTGCGTTGGCGCAAAGCGCCGCGCAATTTGAGCGAGGTCGGCATTGCGCCGCCGGCTGACCCGGCGGAGTTTGCGGAAGGGCAAAATTATCGGCGTTATGCGTTCGACGTTCCGCTTGTGTTGCGAGAAGCAGAACACCTGCGCGGGCCGCTATACGAAAGTGCCGGGCGCCAAGTATGGGCGGTGGTGCACGCGGACGGCTCACAAACCATCCACGTTGCGCGGCGCGTCGAGGTCGGCGATTGAACGTCGTTCAACCCATTCGCGACCCGGCCAAGGTGGCCGCGATCGAGGGCGACCTGGCGGCGCGCAATCCGCGCGACTGTCTGCTGTTTGTGGCCGGAACGAATACCGCGCTGAGAATTTCGGATTTGTTGCAACTGCGGGCCGGCGATGTGCGGCGCAAGGCACAAAACGGCGCCGACGTGGCGCGCCAGTACATCGAGGTGAAGGAAAAAAAGACCGGAAAAAAGCGGTTTATCACTATGACCCCAAAACTCAAACGGGCTTTATTGGAATACGTCGGCGGCCTGGACGACCGGGTGTTTTTGTTTCGGTCGCGCCAGGGTGGCAACCGGCCCATGAGCCGGACCCGGGCTTACCAAGTGTTGCGCGAGGTTGCGCAGCGGCACGGCGTCGAACACATTGGCACGCATACTTTACGGAAAACGTTTGGCTATCACTTTTACAAGCAAACCGGCGACGTTGCGTTGCTGCAGCGGATTTTGAACCATTCGAGCCCAGCCATTACGCTGCGTTACATCGGCATCGAACAGGACCAGATCGACGCGGCCATGCGGCGCTTTGTGATTCAGGAGTAGGGCGGCATGAGCGCGCGCGATTTGTTGGGACAGGTGCCAGGCTTGCAAGCCAAGGGCAACGGCTACCGCGGGACCCCTGGCGCCGGCCCGGCCGGGATGAAATGCAAGGATTGTGCGCACTTCCGGCGCGTCGCCGGCGGTTCGCGTACGTTTTTTAAGTGCGGGCTTGTCAAGCCGACCGGCGGGCCCGGCACCGATATTCGCATGGGCATCCCTGCCTGCGAATTTTTCGAACGGGGGCAACCATGAGCGAACCGAAACACGAAGCAACCGAGGCCGTTGTGCTGTTGCTGGGCCTGGCTGCCATTCTGACCGATTCACCGCGCTGTGCGGCTCATGTGCCTGGCGAGGGCTGGGTGCCGGCGTTGTTCGTGCGGCACGACATGGCGCTCGAGTGGGCCGCGCAGCTCGAACGCCTGGCCGGCGCGGTGATTGCGGGTAGCTGTCCCGAAGCCGACGCCGCCGAGCTGGTGGCCGACCTGCGGGCGCGGGCGCGGGCCTATGCCGCGCAGGCCGCCATGCAGGCGCCCGGCCATGCCTGAGCAGCACAAAGCGTTCGGGGTACCGGTGCGGCGGGCCCGGCCGGCGGGCCGGCACGTCATACGCACGCGCGCCTCCCGGGCGCCCTGGTACGCGCGGCGCGTGAACGCGGCGTCGGGTGATTGGCTCAAGGTGGAGCACGAATGGCGCGGCGACCGGAAGGGAACGAAGGTCACGCGCTACGGGCCGGTTATGCGCGCCGCGCTGAACACGGCCGCCCGGGGCCGCTGGCACTGGCGCCTGTGGCGCCGCGGGCTGGCCGCGCTGGGGCTGGCGCTGGTATTGGTTGCGCTGTTGCTGGGGCTGCCGCTGTGGCTGTTGGCGACGGTGCGCTGGTGAGGTAAGGAGGGAACATGGGAAAACCGCAAACATTCGACGAGCGCGTCGCCGCGTTCACTGAGGAACTGACCGCGTTGTCACGGCGCCTCGACCTGGTGGTCGGCGGCTGCGGCTGCTGTGGCTCGCCGTTCGTGTACGACATGCGGGAAAAGGACGAGGCGCGCTGGGTGCGCGACTTCGCGCACGGTCGCTACGTGTACGACCTGAACGGCGGGAGCTTTTTGGAATGGCGGCCGGCGCATTGAGCGCGCGCCGCGGTCGATTCTCACTGATTTGGTGATAGAGCTTAACGCAAAAATGCGCAAGTGCAACTCAAGCGCGCGGAGCGGGAAAAGCAAGCGGGGCTTGGCTTCCGGGCTGGCGGCCAGTTGAACACATTGTCTGAGGAAGTAAGGTCGGGCGCAAAAATGGCGGAATTAGACGGCGCGGAACTGTTGGGGGCATGGGAACTGGCGAGCGATACCGGGTGCCCGTTTCAGCGGTTCACCAGTCGGCCGCCGTTTGCCGCCCGCGGCGCGTGGCTGTCTTTGTCTGAGCCGCCGCCATGTCATCGTGAGTGCTGCGGCATGGACAGCTGCCACAATTTCGGCCGACGTTACGAGCCGGAGCCGGGGCGGTTTTTCGTGGTGGCGTTGGGAAAAATAGCGCGATGAATACGGAAACCCTTGATCGTTTGTTTTTGGAGTGGTCGCAATTCACCGAAGCAAAAACGGCGCGCGACCTTGCAAATGAGCGGCGCATTACTGAGCAGGCCGAATGGATCCGGGCGTTGCGAACGTTCGCGCAACACCGGCCGCGCTGTCGTTGGCGCGACGGCGCCGGGGCAGGCCGCTGTGATTGCGGTTTGTCTGGATTGATGGAAAAAACCAAGGGGCAGCCATGATTGGAGGAAAGGAAAACGACGCCATGATGGCCCGGGCCGGTTTGCGGGCGTCTGAGCGGTTGAACGGTCACGCCTTTGTTCGCTTCACCTGTCCGCGTAAAACCTGGGAGCGGATCATGGCGTCCGAAAACGAGGCCGGCCTGTTTGCGTTGCCGCCGGGTTATGACTGCGGCTTCGGCGGCCGCTGGACGTTGCGCGAGTGCCGCGAATTTCCGAACCTGGACCGGGTCGGGCTCATGTTTGAGCAGCGCGTGACCATTCGCGACAACGGGCGCAATTACCTGGTCGACCAGTGGGTCGCATTTAAGGTGGTGCCGTGAACGGGCCGCAATGGCGCGACACGGTGCTCGACGCGCCGGACTGGCGCGACGACGGCCGGCGGGTCGTTATGCAGGCCGGGCCCGGCCTGTATGTGCAGGGCGTGTTGCGCGTTGGCGACGTCGGCTTCGATGGCGAGGACGAATACCCGGCATTGTGGGAGGTGGTTGTCGCCGGCGGCCCGGCGCTTAGTTTTTTCGAATTCGCGCGGTATCGGTTTTTTCACACAAGGAGCGGAGCATGAGCGGAGAAAATCGCGGGTTGTTTGAGAAATACCTGGTAAGGCGGGTTGATGGTCGCGACGAGCCCGGAGAAAAGCACGCCGACTGCCGGCTGTTTGTGCTGGACCTGAGCCACGACCGGCACGCCAGGGTGGCGGCGGCCGCCTATGCGACCAGCTGCGAAGCCGACCTGCCGCTGCTGGCTGCGGATTTGCGGCGCTTGTGCTGTTCGCCGGGCGAACGGGCCTGGCGGGCGTATTGTGAAAAGGTCGGCGGTACCGCTTATGACGGAAAGCCGTTGCCGGCCTGGGATGAGCTCGGCGAACGGCAGCGCCAAGGGTGGCAAGCCGCCGCCGCCGCCGCGGGGGGCCTGTAACAGCTATCGGCATTTATGGCAGAATAGTTGGGCCCGTTTGCGGGTTCGTGTCTCGCCACGATTCGAGCAACCATCAAAAAAGCCAAAAAAATGTAACTTATTTGGGGGGAAGAATGCCGGAGGAAGGACACGAAGCGGGAGCCACGGTGGGCAAAGCGCGGGAGGTGGTGCGCGTGCTTGGAATTTCTGCGTTAATCACATCGGCGCCGTTGATTGCCCTGGGTATTCAGGTGCACGGCATGTACATCGACTGGCACGACACGCGCTACGTTAGGCGCGGCGAGACATTGACCCTGGCGCAAGCCGACGAAGTCAAGGTGCAACTACACGACGCGCGCGAGCTGGCAAAATCCAACGCCAGCAAGCTCGACGCGCTATTGATCGACGCGGCGCGCAATAGCATGTGGGCCGCGGAGGATCGGCTGGTGCTGTTGGAGAAAAACGGCGCCGGTTATGAGGATATACGCGACGCGGAAAAGCGCGTCGACGCGTCCCGGTCGTATTATTTGTGCCTCGAGGCCGGGCGGAAAGACTGCGACCCGTTGCGCGGCCGCTGACGTGCTGGATATTGGCGACGTGCGCGACCTGGTCATTCGGCCGGCGCTGGAAACGTTGCGCCTATGGACGCCGGCCGCCGATCAGCTGCTGCTGGGGACCGCGTTAAAGGAGAGCGACGGTTTCCGCAAGCTGCGGCAATACGGCGGGGGCCCGGCGGTTGGCCTGTGGCAAATGGAGCGCGCCACGTTCGACGATCTGGAGGGGCGGTATCTGTTGCGGCGCCCGGAACTTGCCGAACGGGTGCGCATGTTGTCGCATTTGGCGCTGTTCGAGGCGTTGGCGTGGAACCTGGCCTACGCGTGCGGGCTGGCGCGGGTGCGTTATTTCATGGTGCCCGCGCCGTTGCCGGCTTTGGATGATATCGAGGCCCAGGCGCGTTACTGGAAACAGCATTACAACACGCCAGGCGGGCGCGGCACGGTTGCGGAATACGTTGAAACGTGGCAACGTTACATGGACGCGTGACCGGTGGGCTGCCTGGGGCGCGCGTTGTTCTTTGTCCACTCCTTCGACGAGTTACGGCCGGCGCCCATGCCGGCCGGTTCTTTTGGGGTACGGCTATGTCCTGGTATGTAATTTTGATTCACGGCTTTAAAGATCGGTCGGCGGGCGCGGACAATGTCGACCTGATTGCGCCCGACTTGGAGGCCGCCGGCCACGTGGTCGAAAAGGACGAGACCGTCGATTATGGCTGGGTCGGTTTGTTGGGCGTGCGGCTGTTTCGTTACAAAGCGGTGGCGCGCATCGTCAACGCATTGCAGGCTGCGGCGGCTTCCGACCGGCCGCTGTGCGCTGTGGCGTACAGCAACGGCGGGAATTATTTGTTTAAGGCGTTGGCGCTGTTGACTGGTGCGCGCGTGCGCGTTGTTCTCATTCATCCGGCGCTGGATACGCGCGCGAAAATCCCGGCCGCGGTGGAACGCGGCTGGGTGGTGATTACGCGTAGCGATTGGGCGGTTCGGTTGTCCGTGTTGGTGCGTTGGCTGATACCGACCTGGGGCGCCATGGGCGTTGCGGGCTACCGGGGCGACGATCCGCGCCTTCAGAATACGATCGACCTGTCGGACGTGGCCAGGGGGCACGGCGGCGCGTTTAAGCCGCACAGTCGGCAAATACTGGTGCGCGAAATCCTGCGCATTTTGGCGCAACCGTTAGAGGACGCAAGCAAATGAACGCGAGAGAAAAACGCTACGTTTCATATATCGGCCTGCTGTTGGCGCTGCTGTTGCCGCTGCTGTTGGCGACCCAGGGCTGCACAATTTATGAGGTCAAGCGGTGCGAGCCCGGCGGCGACGCCTGCACCGAGGTCAAGGTGATTTCGTCGCGCGATTTCGAGCAGCCGTCGATACATTACGCGCGCGGGGTGGATTCTGCCGAGTTCAATTTCGGCGCCGCCAGCGCGACGCGGGCGGCAAGTCCGCTGGAGGCAATCGGCGCCGCGGCGGTGCAGCAGGCGCTCGGGGTTTATTTGCCGGCGCCGCAACCGCAACCGCAACCGCAACCGGAGGACAGACCGTGAGCTTTATTCGACGACTTTACGCCGACGACCGCGACCAGTGGATATATGAGTTTTTTCCCGAATATGCCGAGCTGTTCGGCGGTTATCCGTCCAGCATCAAGCGCGCGTATGGGCGGATCACCGGCAGCGCGGGATTGGTGCCCGAGCGCACGCCGTGGCAGGGCTGGATGTCGGGCGCCGGGGTGATTATGGCCAGCGGCATTCGCTGGGGCGCGCCGCCAATGGACCCGAATGTGCGCGCGCCGGGCTTCCCGCTGGCGTATCACGATGTGCCGGAAGATGAATACCGCGCCTGGTGTGACCGCTGCAACTGGTACCGCAACGGCGGGCGAACGCCGCTGGGCGGTCCCGGTCTTGACCCGGCGCTGGTTCTGGAGGGCGTCGACGATCGTTCCGGCGCCGATTATTGGCAACGCCTGGCGCGCTATCGGGCGGAAAAGCTGCTGGTAAAGCCGAATTTCATTACCTGCCCCGGGGGTGTTTATTTGCCCATGCGTGGGCCAGGCGGCGGCAATCCGTGGGGCGTGAATTCCGCCTTTATTGCCAACGGCGAGCGCACGCCGTTGTACGTTTCTGACAAGTGGGGGCCGGCGCATTTCGACCCGCCACCCTGGATTGGGAAGCCGGCCAAGGTGCCGGACCAGGCCGACTATGACCGCGAACGGTGGTCGGTGTATCTGTAGCAATGGCGGCGCATCGGCTCAGCGTCCAAGGATAGGCGAGAGCCGCGTCCGCACGGGCCAGGGATGGCGGGGGGCGTTACTCCTTGTGCCGGTGCGCTGCCACCTTTTTGCGGTGGTGGCAATGTGTTGAAAGTAACCTTTGACGACCGGGCTATGCGCCGGTTTGTGCGTGATATGCCAAAGGCAAACGACCGCGCGGTGGCGCGTTCGCTTAACCTGGCAATCACGCGCTGCCGTACGCAAGCCGCGCGGCTGGTCAGTGATAAGCGCAACATTCAGGTGGGCCGGGCTCGGCGGGACATGCGGCTAGTTAAGGCGTCGCCGTCCAAGCCGGTGGCGATGATTGTTGCGCGCGGTGAGTCCATACCGCTGATTGAGGTCAAGGGCGTAAAACGGCAAACGAAGAAAGGGGTGTCGGTCAAGGTCGAGGCCAAAGCACGGCCCAAGCTATTCGAGGGCGCGTTCATTCAGAAAATGCCGAGCGGGCATGTTGGCGTGTTCGTGCGGCTGGATCCGTCGACGCATACATCCAAGGGCGCCGGCAAGGGTACGGCACGGAAGAACCTACCAATCGTTCAGCTAAGGCTGCCGAGCGTTCCGTCGACCATGGTGCAGGAGCACATCCACGACCAGCTGCAAGCGTTCGGCGCGCCGGTTTATGAACGCGAGCTGGTGCGGCTGCTGGATCTTGAAATGAAGCGCGCTGGCGCACGATGAACCGCATTCAACCGCGCCGAGAGCAGGACAGGCGCCAAGGCCGGCGTGCCTGGCGCCTGCGGGCCGGTGGTCAGCGGGCTGTGGGCCAGGCGGGGCGCGGGCCCTGGGTGCGCGGGTCCTTTCTGGCCGGGTGCCCCTACGCGGCGCGCGAAGCCCGCGGTTTTCGACACTTTTTCGGGTCTCTAGGGTTTCGTTTCGTTTTCGCAAAATCGGCTATTTTCAGGAATGCGCAAAATTGGCTAAAAGTATCAACGGCATTTTTTCGCCGACCGTTCACCGGCGGACCATTTCAGGGCGCCGCGTGGCCAATGCGTTGCGTGCCGAATCCGCCGCCGCGGCCATTGGTTTGTTGGCGCCAGGCTGCGAAATTTTCGGTTTCACCAAGGGCCAGTTTTCATTGATTCATTTACTCGACGCGATCATTGAACAGGTCGGCGACGCCGACGTGGTGGTGGCGACCTGGTCGGCGGCTGACGGCGACGTCGAACACGCCAAACAATGGCTCGAGGCCGGCCGGGTGCGGTCGCTGCGCATGTTGGTCGATTTCAGTTTCGAACGCCGGAAGCCGGACGTGTGCCAGATCATGCGCGACCGCTTCGGCGACGACTCAATCCGGGTAACGGTAACGCACGCCAAGTTTGTGCTGGTGCGGGCCGGTGCCTGGCGTTTGGTGGTGCGAACGTCTATGAATCTGACGCACAACCCGCGGTTTGAAAATTTCGAGATTTCAGACGACCCGGCCATGTTCGAGTTTTTGGCGGCGATCGTCGACGAAGTGTGGGCGGTGCAATCGCCGGGCGAGGGGTTCGTTCAGCATCCAGGCGCCAATCGGCGCGATTGGGACGCGCTGTTCAAGGTGGATAGCCCGCTGCCGGCGCAATCCGCGCTGGTGTTGCCGGCGATTGATGCGCGCGACTTGTTGCCGTGAAGAAACTGTCGAAAGCCGGCCGGGCGCACCTGGCCCATATTACCGCCGGCGCCGACCTGGATTTGCTGGATCCGGTCGACTTGGATACCCTGAGCCGATACGCCGAGAGCCAGGCGCGTTGGGCAGACCTGGAGGCGCGGGTCGAGCAGTACGGCCTGCTGGTCAAACAGCAGAACGGATTTCCCGCCGAAAATCCGTATATACCGATCGCGCACCGGTATTCGGCGGCCTGTTCGCGCATGGAGGGGCCGGCGAAAAAAATTTTGGCCGAGTTGCGCCGCAAAGCCGACCGGCCGGCGGTGGCGGATCCTGGGGAGGATGACGGCGACCTGGACCGCATGTTCGCGGGCCGGCTGGACGATATCGAGGACCCGGCGTGAAAATTCGCGAAGTACCGATAGACCACGTTAAACCCTACCAGCGCAACCCGCGCGACAACGCCGCCGGCGTCGCTAAGGTGGCGGCTTCCTTGCGCGAATTCGGCTGGCGGCAGCCAATCGTGGTCGATGCCGATATGGTCATCATTGCCGGCCATACGCGGCTGCTTGCCGCGCGCCAGCTGGGGCTGGACGTGGTGCCAATCCATGTGGCGGAAAATCTGAGCCCGACGCAAGTCAAGCAATACCGGCTCATGGATAACCGGTCACATGAGGACAGCACCTGGGAACGGGCCCTGCTGGCGCTCGAATTGGAAGATTTACGGGTCGACGGCGCCGACCTGGTGCTTACCGGTTTCGAGGATGCCGAGCTGGACAAATTGCTGGCGCGCAATTTGGGCGGCATGGTCGACCCCGACAACGTGCCGGCGGTGGCGAAAAGCGCGCTGACGCAAGTCGGCGACGTGTGGCTGCTGGGTCGCCATCGGGTCATGTGCGGCGACGCAACCTCGCGGGCCGACGTTGCCGCGCTCCTGGCCGGCGCCGCCGTCGATTTGGTCCTGACGGACCCGCCGTATTGCTCCGGCGGATATCAGGAAGCGCAAAAGCGCGAGGGCTCTGTCGGTACCGACCGACCGCATAAACAGATTGCCAACGACCGGCTGTCGACGCGGGGCTTTATTGCGCTGTTGCGCGCGGCTTTCGACAATTTTCGCGCGCCGTTTTTGTATTCGTTCACCGACTGGCGCATGTGGTTGCATTTGTTCGATGTGGCGGAGGGCAGCGGCTACGGCGTGCGATCGATGATCGTTTGGAACAAAAAGTCGCCGGGCATGGGCTGGGGCTGGCGGCCGCAACACGAGCTGATTTTGTGGGGCTGCCGCGAGGCGCCGCCATACGATGACCAGCGCGCCGGCCAGGGCAATGTGATTGAGGCCAGCCGGACCGGCAACAAAAACCATACGACCGAAAAACCGGTCGACCTGATTGCGCAATTACTCGCCAATACGTCGTTTTGCAAAACCGTTGCCGACCCGTTCGCCGGCTCGGGAACCACGGTAATTGCCTGCGAGCAAACCGGCCGGCAATGTTTCGGGATGGAGCTCGACCCGCTGTACTGCGATGTCATTATTCGCCGCTGGCACGACGCCGGCGGCGCCGCGGCGGTGCTGGAATCGACCGGGCAAACGTTCGAAGCGTTGGCGGGCGGCACGCGGCGAAAAAAAGCAGCGCCCGGCAAAAAATCGCGTAAAGCGGCCCCCGCGGCGCCGGCTGAAGCATGAGCGCGCAGCCAGGCCAGGGCCTGTTTCCGGCGCGCATTATTGCGCGGTTGCTGAACATGACGGAACGCCGGCTGCAGCAGTTGGCGCGCGAAGGCATTGTGCCGAAGGCGGCGCGCGGTCAATATCCGCTGGCCGGCTGCGTGCGCGCCTATATTACCTACCTCCAAAGCCAGGGCCAGGTGGACAGCTCAAACCCGGACCGGTTGTCGCCGTTTCAAAAGCGCGCGCATTACCAGGCGGAGCTGGACAAGCTGAAACTGGAATCCGAGCGCGGCGAGCTGATACCGCGCATTGAGGTCGAGCAGGAAATGGCCGGATTGCTCAAGGTGGTGGCGGAAACATTCGACACGCTACCGGATTTGCTGGAGCGGGATTGTGGCCTGGCGCCCAAGCATCTGGCGCGGGTGGAAACTGCACTGGACCGGGCCCGCGAAACGCTATACGAGCGGCTCGGCCAGGATGACGATGCCGCCAGCGGCGCCGCGGCGGAGGCCGGCTGACATGCTGGACGCGCCGTTTGCTTCGGCGCGAATGGTGCGGCGCGCAACGGCCGACATTGTGCGCGCACCGCGGCGCGTCGCGCCTTCCGAGGCGGCCGCGCGGTTTTTGAATACCGATCGGGGGCGCTGGGATCCGGTTTTGACGCCGTATTTGGTCGAACCGCTGGACCGTCTCGCCGGCCGCGAATATCAGGGCGTGGTGTTTGCCGGCCCGGCGCGCACCGGGAAAACAATGGCGCTGGTGCTAGGGGGTATTACGTATGTCGTGACCTGTATGCCGTCCGATATGCTGGTGGTGCAAATGAGCCAGGACGCCGCGCGCGACTTTTCCCGCACCGATCTGGACCGCGCCATTCGGCATTCGCCGGAGCTGGCCGCGCGCATGTCGCCGCGGGCCCGCGACGACAACACGTTCGACAAGTTTTTCCGTTCCGGCATGATGCTAAAACTAGGCTGGCCGGCGGTTTCGCAGTTGTCCTCGAAAACGCTAAAGGTGGTCATGTTTACCGACTATGACCGGCCGACCAATCGCGACGACGTCGACGGCGAGGGGCCGCTGTGGGACCTGGGCGCCAAGCGCATCGAGACCTACATGAGCCGCGGAAAAGTGCTCGCCGAATCGAGCCCGGGCGAAGATTACAGCGACGCGCATTGGCGGCCGCGGAGCCCGCACGAAGCGCCGCCGGCGCGGGGCATTTTGGCGTTATACAATCGCGGCACGCGGGCGCGTTGGTATTGGCCGTGCCAGGGCTGCGGATTCATGTTCGAAGCCAAACCCGGGCTGGCGAATTTTGCCATGCCGGAGTTCGAACAGCTGGAGGATATGGTGCAATCGCAGGACCTGATGAGCCTGGCCGCCGAGCTGGGCCGGGTGGTTTGCCCGGACTGCGGGGTGTTACATGACCTCGAGCAGCGGCCGGCGATGAACGGCGGCGGCAAGTGGGTTCACGATGGCCAACGCATCGACCGTCTTGGCCGAATTTACGGCGATCGGCCGCGCAGCCAGATTGCAAGCTACTGGCTCGGGTCGGCGGCGGCCGCGTATCAACGGTGGGACGCGGTCGTGTTGAAATATCTACAAGCGTTGCAGGCATACGTGCGCACCGGCGCCGAGGACGAATTGCGCGCCACTACGAATACCGACCAAGGCGCGCCGTATTTGCCGCGGGCGATTGCGGCGCGGCGCAGCGCGGAGCAGCTGATGGAGCGTTCAAAAGCGGAGGACTGGCCCGAAGGACAGGTGCCGGCCGGGGTGCGGTTTTTGGTGGCCGCGGTCGATGTTCAGGCGCATCGTTTTGTGGTGCAGGTGTTCGGGTTCGGCGTCGGGCTGGAGGTTTGGCTGCTGGACCGGTTTTCAATTACCGCCAGCCGGCGCGCGGAGGGCAAGCGGTTCGCGGCGCTGGAGCCGGCCGCGTATGTGGAGGACTGGGATATCCTGGTCGACGAAGTTATGGAAAAGCGGTACCCGGTAATGGGTACCGCGGTTGAGTTGAGCCCGCGCGTTACGGTTTGCGATTCCGGCGGCAAGGCGGGCGTCACTGAGCGCGCGTATGAAGCGTGGCGGCGCTTCCGGGTGCGCAATTTGGGGCGCCGGTTTGCGCTGGTGAAGGGCGACGGCCGGGTGAATATTCCGCGGGTCAAAAAAGCCTGGCCGGATTCGCGCGGCGGAACAGCGCGCATGGCGGCGGCACGCGGCGACGTGCCGGTGTGGGTGCTAAATACCAACGTATTTAAAGACGCGATTGCCGGTGACCTGGCGCGCGAAAAGCCGGGCCCGGGCTATGTGCATTTGCCGCCATGGCTGCCGGCGGAAGTATTCGACGAATTAACCGCGGAGGTTCGCAGCGACAAGGGCTGGAAGCGGGAAAAGAACGAACCGAACGAAGCCTTCGACCTGCACGTGTACGCGCGCGCCGCTTGCGTTATGCTAGGCGCTGAGCGCATCAACTGGAATAGTCCGCCCGCATGGGCCAAGCCGATCGAAGACCGGGAAGTCGAGCCGGCGGCCGCCGAACCTGAGACGGCGCCGAAACGTAAACGCGCCGCACCGGTGCGGCGGAATTGGGTGAACCAATGGTAGCCGAACAAGTACCTGAGCAGTTGAACGCCGGCGACTCGTGGTCCTGGCAGCGCGATCTGTCCGACTATCCGGCCGGGGTTTGGTCGTTGACCTGGCACTTCGCCAACGCCGACGAAAATTTCGACGTAGTCGCCACGGCCGCCGGGACAACGCACGTGGGCGCCGTGTCGGCGGCGGCGTCGGCCGCTTTGGTGGCCGGCCGCTACCGGTGGTTCGCGCGGGCATCGGCGGGGACCGAAGTTAAAACCGTCGAGGACGGCTGGCTGGTGGTGCTGCCGGACCCGGCCAGCGGCGCCGCCGATTACCGATCGCACGCGCGCAAAATGCTGGACGCGATCGAAGCGACGCTGGAGGGCAGCGCCAGCAAAGGGCAGCTGGACCTGGTCTCCTACAGCATCGGCGGCGAGGTCAGTTTGACGCGAGACCGGGATAAGCTGCTAGAATTGCGGGCACAGTACACAAATGAACTCGCCGACGAAGAAGGCGTGGACCGCATCAAGGACCGCAACGTCTACATTCGTTTCGGCAACCGCTGACAGGTGGGGGCGCTATGAGGTGGGCAATAGGGCAGGGGGTAGCGGAGGCGACGCCGGCGGCGCCGGCCGCAATGCCGCCGCCGACCTTGGAGCCCGCAACCCCACGTAGCGCGCCGCCGGCGCTGGTCAATCGCATGTACGGCGCCGCCAAAGCGTCGCGCCTGACCGCCGATTGGCACGCGGCGACGACCAGCGCCGACGCCGAAATCCGCTCCTCCTTGACCGCTTTGCGGGCGCGCTGTCGCGCGCTCGGGCGTGATTCTGCCTACGCTAAACGGGCCAAGCTGATCGTGGTCAATAACGTCGTCGGCCAGGGGATCGGCTTGCAGGCGCAAGTCAAAAGCACGCGCGGCGGTTTTTTGACGCATGTCAACCGGGCAATCGAGGACGCCTGGCGCCTGCACAGTCAGGCGCGGTTTTTTCATACCGGCGGGGAGCTGGACGAGGCCGACTTTGAGCGCGCGGTTATGTCTGAAGTGTTCGAGGCCGGCGAGGTGTTCATTCGGGAGCACTTCGATTATTTTGGCGGGGGCGCGATTCCGTACGCGTTGGAGCTGATCGAATCGGAGCGCGTGCCGCATACGGTACAGCCGCAAGTGGCGCCTGGCGCCGAGCTGCGCATGGGCATCGAGGTCGACCGCTTTTATCGGCCGTTGTGGTATTGGGTGCGGGCCCGGCATCCTTCCGAGTGGAATTTCAACAGCCGGCAATCCGCGGAAGAATTGGAGCGCGTGCCGGCGGCTGAAATGATCCACATGCGCCTGATTGAGCGGTGGCCGCAAACGCGCGCGGTACCCTTGCTGCACGCGGTCGCCAAAAAGGTCAACGATATGGACGGCTACAGCGAGGCGGAAATTGTTGCCGCGCGGGGGGCCGCCAACTATATGGCGTCGGTCGAGACCGACCCATTGGCAACGCTGGGGGAAGAAACCGAGGACGGATACCGGGAAATCGAAGTCGCGCCCGGCGCGGTGTTTCGCTTGGCGACCGGGGAAAAGCTGAATTTTCACGCGCCCAATCGGCCGAACACGGCGCTGGACCCGTTTATGCGCTACATGCTGCGGGAAATGGCCGCCGGTTGCGGCGTGAGTTACGAAAGCCTGTCGCGGGATTACTCGCAAAGCAACTACAGCTCGAGCCGGCTTGCGCTGATCGACGACCGCGATTCCTGGCGGGTTCTGCAGGGGTGGTTTATTCGCAAATTCCGCCAGCGCGTGCACCGCGCCTGGTTGAATCAGGCCATGTTGGCGCGGGCCGTTCCTGGCGTCGCGTTGGATGCCTACGCGGCCGACCCGGAAAAATACGTGGCGGCTAAGTTCAAGCCGCGCGGCTGGTCCTGGGTCGACCCGACAAAAGAGGTCGCCGCCTATAAAGAGGCGGAGCGCGCCGGCTACACCACAAAATCGCGTATCATTGCCCAAACCGGCGACGGCATGGATTTCGAGGACGTCATGGAGGAGCGCCGCGCCGAGCTGGACGCGGCCGCCGAGCTCAACCTGGCATTCGATACCGACCCGGGCGCCGAGCCGGCCGAACCGGCGGCGCCGCCGGCGCCGGATCCAGACGACGGCGCCGCCGGCGAGGATGACGACGAGGGCAAGGAAAGCAACGACGCCGAAGTAACGACGCCGGCGCGCTACATGAGGGTGGCGAAATGAACGACCAAAACGACCCGCGCGGCGGCCAGCCGCCGACCGAAATTACGCGCACGTTCCATATCGAACGGGTGGCCGGCGACGACGGCCAAAAAACCGTGTACCGTGCGTCGCTGTCGAGTGAGCGGCAGATTCAGGACGTGCCGTGGCAGGCGCCGTACGTGTTGCGCCATACCAAAGAGGCGGTCGACTTGTCCGGCCTGGGTGAGCGCGGTTTGCCCATGTTCGAGAATCACGAGGGTTACGACCTCGACCGCATGTTGGGCCGTATCAAAAACGTGCACCTGGCCGGCAAGCGCCTATTGGGCGATCTGAAATTTTCCGAGGCCAACCCGCGCGCGGCGCAAGTGCGCGGCATGGTCGACGAAGAAACCCTTACCGATATGAGCATCAAGGCGCGGCTGCTGAAAGTTCAGCCGGTGCGCAATGCCGACGGCGAGGTGGAATATTACGACGTGACAAGATGGGCGCCCATTGAAGCGTCGGTGGTGGGAGTAGGTGCCGATCAGTCGGTCGGCATTGGGCGCAGTAGCAAACCAGCAACGGCGGCGAACGCCAGGGAGACAAGCATGGACGGTGAAAACACCGAGGTCCAGGCGGGCGAGAGCACCGCCGAACGTAACGAAGGCGCGCCGGCGCAAGGTACCGTGCAGCGCGTGGAGGCCGGCCGCCAGGCCGTCGACAAGGAGCGCGCGGTTACGATCGAGCGCAACCGGCAGCAGGCAATCCGCAACCTGGCGGAATCCAATAGTATCGGCGACGATACGGTGCAGGAGTGGATTTCGCGCGGCTATTCGCTGGACGCGGTCGCCGAGAACATCCTGTCGATTCACAAGGAGCGCGGGAAAACCGCGCAAGCGCGAACGCATCTCGGCCTGACCGACCGCGAAACCCGGCAGTACAGCATTTGCCGGGCGATTCTGGCTGCGCATTCGCGCAACTGGAAGGACGCCGGCTTCGAGCTGGAGTGCCACGAGGAAATCGCCAAGCGCATCAACAAAATTCCCGAGACCGGCGCGTTTTTCGTGCCGCTGGATGTGCAGCGCCGGGCGACCCCGGTTGACGTCGGTCAGTTGGCCGCGCGGCACGGTCTCGGCTATTTGCAGCGCGACCTCAACGTGGCAACGCCGGGCGCCGGTGGCTACCTGACGCAGACCAGCAACATGGGCTTCGACGAGCTGTTGCGGAATATTTCGTTCGCGTTCCGCATGGGCGTCACGCGGCTGTCCGGTTTGCGTGACAACGTCGCCATTCCGCGGCAGAGCGCGGCGGCAACGGCTGAATGGCTGACGTCGGAAACCGACACGGCGACCGAAAGCCAGCAAACGTTCACCCAGCTTTTGCTGTCGCCGAAAACGGTTTCGGCCTATACCGAGCTGTCGCGCCAGCTGCTGTTGCAGTCGACCCAGGATGCCGAAGGGCTGGTCAACGCCGACCTGGCCGCGGTGTGCGCGCTGGCGGTGGATGCCGCCGTGCTCAACGGCTCGGGCGCCAGCGGGCAGCCGGAGGGGCTCGACAATACGACCGGCGTTGGCGCCGTCACTGGCACTTCGCTCGGCTTCGCTGGGATCCTCGAATTCCAGACCGACGTGGCCGCGGCGAATGTCATGCCGGCCCGCGGGGGCTATGTCACAACGCCGGCGGTTGCCGCGCTCATGATTCAGCGCGTGAAATACACAAACACCGCCTCGCCGCTGTGGGAGGGCAACATCTGGGAGGGCATGATGCAGGGCTTCGCGGCCATGTCCACAAATCAGGTGGCCGCCGCTACCATGTACTTCGGCGATTGGGCCAAGGCGGTGGTGGCCGAATGGGGCGTGCTCGAAGTTGAGACCAACCCGTTCGCGAACTTCCCGGCCGGAATCATTGGCGTTCGCGCCATGTATTCGGTCGACGTCGGCATTCGCTACCCGGCGGCCTTTTCCAAGGCGGACACGATCACCTGACGCTGGGCGCGGCGGGTAACGAGTCAACGGTGGGCGGAGTCTGACGCGTGCCGCTCACTGTTGACAATTCTCAGGCACTATTGAACGAGGTAGTGAACATGGCAACACAAAAAACCCAACGCGTACGCGTGGTGCGTGCGTTTTACCAAAAGGGCGAACCAGTCGGCCCTGGCAGCGTGCTTGACCTGCCGGCGCCGCAAGCGTTCGAACTGAAATCGGCGAACAAGGTCGTGTTCGTGCAGGCGGATACCAAGCTGACCAAAAACAGCGAAATACCCGCGCCGGCCGACGCAACCCCGCCGGCTGACAAGTCCGCCGCCAAGGGCGCCGGCAAGGAGGGCGCAAAGTGAACCTGGCAATTCAGCCGCAAGCAATGGATCTGCTCGGCGGCCTGGCGCCGCAAGAGGCGGCCGACACGGCGGCCGCCACGTCGGACTGGATCGACGTTCGGGCCGTGCGTGGGGATATTCGCATCATTGTCGACGTTGGCGCGGTGACGGCCGGCTCCATCACGCCGACGATTGAACACGCAAACGACGACCAAGGCGACGGCGCCGAAGCGGTGGTGCCGGTGGACGGCGCATTTACCGCGGTCACGACCTCCAACGACCCGCTGCGCCAGGTGCGGCACGTGGCTTCCAACGCGGTGGGGCCGTTTATTCGGGTGGTGGGCACAATTGCGACCGGCCCGGCGCTGGTGGCGTACACGATCGAGGGCCGCTAGGCGCCCGGGTCATGAGCCGCAACGCCGACTTGCGCGCCTGTATGGCGGATTTTCACAGCGTGCTTGAAGCGGAGGACGCCGCGATCATCTATACGCCGGCGGGCGGCGCAGCAACACCGGTACCCGACGCGCTGTTTCGTTCGCCGCATTCACCGGTGGTGGCTGCGGATATCGAATTTGACGGCGTCGGCCCGGTGTTTTACGTGCACGCGGCCGACGCGCCGAACCTGGCGGAAGGCGACGGTTTCACGCGGGCCGGGGTGGTTTACGTGGTAACGGAAACCGCCAAGCCGGACGGCGCCCTGTGGCGGGCTTTTTGCCGGGTGGTTCCGTAGTGCCAACGCTGCTGGCCGAGACCATTATGCAAACGGTGGTAACCAATCTGGCCGCCGGCTTATCCGGTGTTCAGGTGTTGCGCGGCCGGGTGGATCGGTTGCCGGCGGCGCGGCTGCCGGTGGTGGCGGTGTTTCAGGGGCCCGACGAGCCGCAAGAGGAAAGCGCCTGGCCGTTTTTGACTTCGCTGCTTGAAGTGCGAACAGCGGTGGCCGACGATGGCGCGAGCGAGGCGGCTGTCGAGGCCGCGCTCAATGATTTACGCCGGCGCGTGCACGCGCTTTTAATGACCGCGGACCCGCTCGGCCTGGCGTACGTGGTCGACGTGATACCGGGCGGCGCTGACGAGCCCGATTTAAGCGGCGACGCCGACCGCATTACCGGATCAATGGTGGTGCGGTGGGGTATTCATTACCGGCACCGATACGATGATGCAGGAGAAGCACCGTGACCGACCAGCCAAAACGCAAAGACCAGCCTCGCGAGGGGCAGCAGGAGCGCACATACAAGCGGCGCCAGGGCGGCAGCGTAACGTTGCCGAAACCAAAGGACGGCGGCAAAGCCAAGGAGAAGGACCATGCCGGTTAAATTGGCGCGGCGGCGCATTATTGCGGCCGCGGTGGAAGGTACCTACGGCGTTGATGCAACGCCGACCGGCGCCGACGCGATCCTGATTGAGGACGTGCAGCAGGGTTTCGACCGCTTGACCATGGTTGAACGGCCGGCCATTCGGGATACGCTGGGACGCTTGCAGCAGATTTACGGCGGCGCGCTCAAGGCGTACACGTTCACCTGCGAAGTAAAGGGTAGCGGCGCCGCCGGCACGCCGCCGGAAATCGGCGTGTTGTTGCGCGGGTGCGCCATGGACGAAACCATCGTCGCCGCAACGTCGGTGACCTATGCGCCCATTTCCGACAACCAGGAGTCCTTGACCATTTACCTGTGGGAAGATGGCACGCTGACCAAGTTGCTAGGCGCCCGCGGGTCGGTGGATTTTGTCGGCGAGGCGCGCGGCCGGTTGATGGCGAATTTTCAATTCATCGGTCATTACGCCGGCCCGACCGACGTTGCGCTGCCGACGCCGACCTATGACGCGACAAAACCGCCGATTCTGATTGGCGGATCGCTGCAAATCGGCGCATTTACGCCGGCCATTCAAGCCTTCAATTTCAGCCCGGGCAACGTCATCGAAGTTCCGCCGAACATCAACGCGGCGGACGGTTTTTCCGAGGTGCTGATTACGGACAAGGACCCGGCCGGCAGCATCAACCCGGAGCAACCGCTGGTGGCGACGTTGGACTTTATCGGCCAGCTGACCGGCGGCACGACTGTTGCGCTTGACACCGGGGTGTTCGGAGCTACGGCCGGCAACCGCTTCGCGGTGACGGCTCCGGCGGCATACTGGCGGGACATGGCGCCCGGGGTACGCGAGGGCGTGCAAATTTACGAGATCCCGTTTGGTCTCGCCGAAACATCAGGGGACGACCAGTTCGCGATCGCATTTACCTAGCCAATAACAACCGGGGCGCGTTATGGTGGGTGGGGGCCGGCCTTCGGGCCGGCCGTTTTTTTCAGCCTGTAGGGAGTACAGCATGGAAAAAGGTGTAAGGGGCGTCGACCCGGAGTGGTACACGCCAGCAAATCAGGAAAACGAGCCCGAGCCGGCGCGCTATTGGCTGGCGCCGCTGAGCCAGCTGCAAATGGTGGCGATTGTTGGCGAGCATTTGCAGCTGCAGGCCAACGGCGAACATACGGTGGGCCCGGAGGGAATCGCCGAAGCATTCAGACTGGGTGTGCGCAAGTGGCAAAATATCGAGGACGGCGACGCGCCCGGCACGCCGCTGTTATTTTCGCGTAGCAATATGGGCAAAATCCCATGGCCAACAATTTTGGAAGTTGGCGCGCGCGTGTTGGAGTTGACGGCGCTGGGGAGTGAAGAAAGAAAAAACTCCAGCTCGCCGTCGCCGTCAGTCGAGACGCCGACGGCTTCCCCTGTCTCGCCGGCGCCTGCCATTGCGAGGGCGGGCGGGGTATAGATCCGTGGGTGGTGCGCGGTTTGGACGGGGGCGACCTGGAGACCACAATTTGCCCGGTGCGGCTGGTCTCTGAATCGTCGTGGGGTTTTCTCAAGCTCTACGCGCATTATAAAGCCGGGCATCTGCCGAACGCGGGCGGAATGCGCAACCAGCCGCACGCGTTTTTCGAGGGCATGGCACTAATCAGCGCGGAGCTTAACGGCGGTGGCGAATAGGACGGTAACCAGTCGATTTGTTCTGAAGGGCGACAACCAGTCGGCCCGGGCGTTTGCCAGCGCGCAAAAACAGCTCGGCGACCTGGGCAAAAAGGTCGCGCTCTACGGCTCGGCGGTGGTTGCCGCCGGCGCGTTGATTGTCCGGTCCAACGCGGAGCAAATCGACGCGTTGGCAAAAACCGCCGACGCCTACCGCATTTCGACCGAAAGCCTACAGGCGTTGCGCCATGTGTCGGAGCTGTCCGGCATCGCGGCCAGCGACTTCGATAAAAAGCTGGGCAAGCTGCAAAAGAATCTCGGCGAAATTGCGCGCCGCGGCGGCACGATGGCGGAGGCGCTGACCGACGCCGGCCTGTCGATTGAGGACGTGATTGCGCTCCCGCTGGATGAGCAGCTGTTGGCGGTCTCCGGCGCGCTGGCGAAGATGGAAAACCAAACCATCCGGTCGTCTATCGCCGCGGATTTGTTTGGCCGCGATGCGGCGAAAATGCTCAAGGTCACCGACGAATTGGCGGCCAAGGGCTTGGCCGGGGTAACGGCCGAGCTCGAATCGTTGGGTTTTCTGATTTCGCGCAGCGAAGCGGCCGGCGTCGAGCGCATGAACGACTCCATGTTGACGGCGTCGCGCGTCGGCCAGGGGCTTGCGCAGCAATTGACGGTGGCGTTGGCGCCGGCAATTGCGGCCATTGCCGAGGGCTTTACCGACGCGGCTAAGGAATCCGGCGGCTTTAAGGATGAGAGCGTCGACATTGCCGACGGCGTGGTTTCCGCGCTCGGCTTCGTGCTGGATGTAACGGATTCAGTTGGCCGCGCGTTCAAGTTGGCCGCGAACGCCGGCATTATCGGCTTTGAATCGCTCAAGGGTACAGTGTGGGGCGTCGCCGACGCTATTATCAACGGGCCGAACCGCGCCCTGGATGGTTTGCTGGAAAAGGTCGACGCCTTCCCCGGTATCGACATAGATTTTCGGTTTGGCGAGCTGGCGCCCGGCTTGCGCGACGACCTCAACATCAGCGCCGGCATTATCGCCGAAGCGCGCGCGGAAATTGACGAGATCCTGCTGGCGCCGCTGCCGTCGGCCGCGCTCGAGCAACGATTGGCGAAGGTGCGCGCGGAATTGGCCAAGGCGGCGGCCGAAGGAGCCGCGGCCGGCGCGGAGACCGGCGCCGGGCCGACCTTGATTTCACCGGAGGAAGAAAAGCGGCTAGACACGATCAAAGCCAGCCTGGCTGGGCTTATGGATCAGGTGCGCGCGTTTGGCGCCGACGAGCACGACCGCGCGCTGTTGAAGTTGGTTGACCTGGGGGCCAGTGAAGCCGAGCTGGCGCAAGCGCAACACCTGGTCGCCGAGTTGCGGCTGCTGGATGATGAGGAAGCGGCGCGCAAACAGGCGGCGGAGGATCGGCTGGACCTGGAGCGCGAGTACGCCGGCCTGGTGGCATCGACGCGCACGCCGCTAGAGCAGCATGTCGAGAGTATGCAACGGGTTGCGGAGCTGTACAGCCAGGGCGTTATTCCGAACGCCGAAGCCTATGCCGACGTGCTGACCCGGCTGTCCGGCAAGTACGACGAGAGCATAAAAAAGGTCGGCGAGCTAGACGAATTTGGCAAACAGGCCGCGCGTAATTTGCAGACGCATTTCGCCGACTTCCTGTTCGATCCGTTCGACGACGGCATCAAAGGGATGCTGCAGGGCTTTTCTGAGACCATTCGCCGCATGGCGGCGGAAGCAACGGCCGCCTCCATTTTCAAAAAATTGTTTGGTGAAGGCGAAGGCGACGCCGGCTGGCTCGGGTCAATTTTTAAGGGCTTGGGCGGGTCCGGTGGCGGTGCCGGCGGGGGCGGTGGTGGCTGGGCCGGGGTGGTGTCGGGCCTGGCCGGGCTGTTCGGTGGTCGAGCGGTTGGCGGCCCGGTCATGGCGGGCACGCCGTATGTGCTCGGCGAGCGCGGGCCGGAGCTTTTTGTGCCAGATCGGCCGGGGCGAGTTATGCCAAACCATGAGCTGACGCGCAGCAGCGGCCCGACAACGTACGTGACCAACATCAACATGCCGCGCGAAAGCAACCGGCGCACCGCTGAGCAGCAGGGCTACCAGTTGGCGCGCGAGCTGCAAATCCGCCAGCGGCGCAACGGGTGAAGCCATTGTGTTAGATATCGACGACCTCCTGCTGGATTTTGGCGCCTGGGGCTATCGGTCGCAGCGCGTGTGGCTGACAACGCGGGTGCCGTTGAACAGCGGCCGCGAACGGCGCAACGCCGAACGGTCGCGACCGCGAATGATGTTTAAGGTACCCTACGATCGCGTGCCGGATTCTATGCGCGCGCAATTGGCCGGGGCGTTCGATGCCTGCATGGGCCCGGTGTTCAATTTTCGTTTTCGCGACAAACAAGACAACCAAGCGGTCGACATAGAGCTGGGCACGGCGGTCGGCGGCGGCGAATCCATGCAACTGATAAAGCCGTACACGTTCGGCCCGCTGAGCTACGAGCGGGTCATCAAGTTTCCGGCGGACGCCAACAAATACAACAAGGCGGGCGGCTATCATCACGACGCAACACCGCTGGCGCTGACCGAAGATACCGGCGGCGGGCCGGTGGCGCTGTCGGGGGTGTCTTGCGATTACTCGACCGGGCTTGTCACGTTCAACGCGACCGCCGGCGCGGTGATTCGTGCAACGTTCGAATTTCACGTGCCGGTGCACTTTGACGACGACGTGCTCGACCTGGTGTTCACGACTTACGGCCACCATTCGACCGACATAACCCTAATTGAAGATTTCGGCGCGTGACCGTCACAAAAAAAACCCTGGGCTCCGCGCTTCTGGCGCATTACCAAGGCGACCGCACGACCCTGTGTAACCTGTTGCGGATCAGCGCGCCGGACGGCGCGGTGCTCGGCATCACATCGTTGGACGCTGACGTGACCTACGACGACGGCGCCGGCGCGGTGGTCTATTCGGCGGCGGTCGGCATGAATAGCTACCCGATGGACCAAAGCGCCGGCACGGAAATTGATAACAGCGAGGCGTTGTTGTTGTTCGCTGAAAGCGGGCATTTTTCGCCGCGGGCAATGGAATCGGGCTCGCTGGATTTTGGCTGGTACGTGGTCTATCGGGTGAACTTTCGCGACCTGACCATGGGCCACGATATTTTGGACGTGGGCACGGTGGGCATTGTGCGCAACGTCGACGGCCTGGCCGGGCGCATCGAGTTGCGCAGCCTGCAGCAGCTCTTGAAACAAAACTACGGCCGTCTTTATTCGCGCACCTGTCGCGCGGTGTTTGGCTCGGGCGGCGGCGGCACCTGTGTCGAGTTCGAGCAGTGCGGCTTCGATGCCGAAAGCCTGTGGCAAAGTCACAGCGTAGCAACGGTGGGCGCCGAAATTGACCGGATTTTTACCGCGAACGCCGCGCCGGCGGTCAACGGGCCCAATGGCGCGCTGACGTTTGCGCCGGGCCTGGTCAAGTGGACCAGCGGCGCCAACGCCGGCTGGATCTCGGAAATAGAGGCAATTGACGGCGCAGACATTACGCTGCGGTTTCCGACGCGCTACACAATCGCGGCGTCGGACGAATTCGACACGCGGCCGGATTGCGATAAGTTGTGGAGCACGTGCGGCGATGATTACGACAACCGCCCGCGGTTTCGGGGCGAGCCCTGGATCCCGGTTGGCGATGAGAGCTCGCAGTCGGTACCGAATTTCTCCGGCACTTGGACGCCTACGCAAACATTGGAGCCCGAGGTGGAGCCATGATGACGCCGGCGCCGCCAGGCTGGGAGGGCGCCGCCCGGCTTCCGCCGGCGGGCGCGCCGCCGCACGCAATCGCACGCCTGTTGGCGGAATTGCGTGTGCCGTTTTTGCATATGGGGCGCACGGTTCGCGGCTGCGACTGCGTCGGCGTGTTGGTGCTAATTGCCCGCGCCTGGGGGCTGCCGGTGGAGGATTCGCCCTATTATGGGCGCGAGCCGGCGCGCAACAATAACGCATTTCAGCTGGCCGACTACCTGGCGCGCAATTTGGGACCGCCGACCGGTTTGCCGCCGGCGTTTGGCGACGTGGTTTTGATGCGCTTGCGGCCGCGGTTTGCGCCGGCGCATGTGGGCATGGTGGTACCGCATCCTAATGGCTTGGGCCTGGTGCACGCGTACGGCGAAATCGGGCGCACGGTATATCACCGGCTGGACCCTGTTTGGGCTTTGCGCATTGAGGCGGTTTACGAATGGCCCGCGAAGCCTACGCCGTAGTCGGCGCCGCCGTCGGCTTCGTCGCAACCGGGTTCAACCCGGCCGGCGCCTATTACGGTTTCACCATTGGCTACGCCGTCGGCGGCGCGATGAATCCGGTAAAAGTGCCCGCGCCCGGCTTGAACGAGGCGCCGGTGCAGACCAGCCGCGACGGTGTGCCCATCACAATGTTTTGGGGCTTGCAAGCCGCCGCTGGCAACCTGATTCAGAAAACACCGGAGGTCGTTGTTACGACGACCGAAAGCCAAGGCAAGGGCGGCGGCTCGGAGGTCGAGACTAAACGCCGCTTTCGTACGTTCGCGGTTGGGGTGGGCTCTGGTCCGTACGGGCCGATTTCGGAAGTTACGCGCATATGGGAAAACGGCCGCCTGGTTTATGACACGCGCGCCTCTCCGGGCATTCCTGTCGCTGAAACGCTGAAGTTTGCCGAAGGGATCCGAATTTACCTGGGCGACGAGAGCCAGTTACCCGACCCGGATTTGGAGGCCGACAAGGGCGTCGGCAATCAACCATATTATCGCGGCCTGGCGTTGGTGGTTTTTGTCAATAAGGACCTGACCGACTTTGGCGGCGCCATCCCAAATTACAAATTTGAGGTCAACGGGTCGCGCGACCTTTCGGTCACGTCGAAGCCGTACCCAATCGAGGCCATAGACGGCCTGGCCAGCGGCGCGCCAGGCGCGGAGGTTTCGGTTTACCAGGGCCCGATTGAGGGCATTACCACGACGCAAACACCGGTAAGCGGCGAGCTGATGGCGCCGTTGTTGTCCTACATCATACCGCCGGAGGGCATACAGACGGCGCAAACACCGCTGGCGGGCGCGATTCGCACGGCGCTGTTAAGCTATGGCGAGGGCCGGCCGGAGGGCGTGCAAACGACGCAAACGCCGGTTTCTGGTGAATTACGAACGGCGCTGATAACGTACAGCAACTGGCCGGCCGAAGGCATCCAAAGCCGGCATATTCCAAAGGGTGGGACCTTGTCATGATTTTACTTCCGCGATTCGTCGACATTGAGCTACACGGCTACGCGCGCGCCGGTGTGGCCGGCCGTTATAAGCTGCGCAAAGGCAAGGACCGCGGCTACATTGACGCCGCCTCGGGTCTGTGGATCCCGGGCCCGGCGGTTGTGACCGGTCAGCTGCCGTTCTTCGGCAATTTGATTACCGACCTCGGCTTAAATGCGTTGGGCGCGGACGTCCCCATGTCGCAAATTGCCGACCATGCGCACGTTGGCGAAGGCACGACGGCAGCCGCCAACGGCGACACGACGCTAGAAAGTTGGCTGGCATCAACGTCGGCTTTTGGCGCTGGCGGCACGGTCGTTGAGGCGCAAGAATCGGCGCCCTATTACGGCGTTTATACGCAAACGCGGCGCTTTGCTGAAGGCGCCGCGGAGGGCAATATTTCGGAAGTGGGCATGGCGCGGGAGTCCAGCAACACGAATATGTACAGCCGCGCGCGGGTGGTCGACGGCGGCGGCACGCCGACAACGTTTGCCGTTGATTCTGACGAATGGCTGGACCTGATCTACCAGCACCGCCTATACCCGGATCACATACTGGCGAACGGCGGCAACGATGACGGAACCGGCACGATTGCCTGGGGCGGCATCAATTACGATTATGTCATTCGGCCGGCTTTGGTAACGAATGCGAATTATTTAGACGCCAGCGACTGTCGCGGCCGCGGTGCCTTTTTGCCCGGCAGCCTGTACCAAGAAAGGGTCGGCGGCACCGGTTCGGTATTGGGCGCGGCAGACGAAACGCCGAGCCCTTCGCAGCTGGACAACGCCGTTTTGAGTTTCAGCACGTACAGCACGGATAGCTTCACCATGGACACGACCTGGTCGTTTGGCCTGACCGACGCCAATGTGAGCGGCGGCGTTGTGACCTTGCTAATTTCAACGGGCCAGGGCGCTTACCAGTTGTCGTTCGATTTGTCGAGCGGTAGCGGCGGAGTGCCGAAGGACGGGACCAAAGTTGCCAGTTATACCCATACCATCGCCTGGGGCCGGGCGAGCATACCATAGGCCGCGGCGGTGATTGTCGAGGGCTTGCGACCCCGCATTTCGCTGGCGCCAGCGGTCAATCGCTTTCGCGACGGCGAAAGCGTGCTCGAGTTGCCGGCGCCGCGCGTCCGGTGTCGGGTACAGGCGCGCAAGGGGCGTGGGTCAGTGATTACCGGCGAAGGGCCCTGGGTGCACAATACGGTGGTGGTTGGCGGCCTGAATAACCTGGCCGATTCTTTGTTCAGCACTTTGGCGACCTACTGCCATGTCGGTGTTGGCACGCAAGCGGTTAGCTCTGGCGACGCCGGCCTGGGTAGTTTTTTCGCCGCCTCGAACAGCGTGCAGAATGCCATTTCTGACACGAACAGCACGCCGCCCTATTATGCACGGCGCCAGATCACCTGGCGTTTTGCGGCCGGCACGTTTGACGGCAATCAACCGCTGACCGAGATCGCGATTTCGAACCAAGCAACCAACGGCAACATTTTGGCGCGGGCGCTGGTGCATGATCCGGTCAACGTTTTCACCGCGGTTACGCCGCGGGCTGACGAATGGGCCGACGTGACTTATGAATTTCGTTTATACCCTGACCACGTCAACGCCGACGGCGCGCCTTTGGATTTGACCGGAATTGTTGAAGTGTGGGGCGAGGCGCATTCGTTCTGGCTGCGGCCGGCATTTGTGACCAATATCAGTTATTGGGACGCCAGCCAGGCGCGCGCGCAACTGCGCAGCGTGTCGTCGACTTGGGCGCGGTTTTTCGGTTCGACGTCGGTGTTGGGTGCGGTTGGCGGCGAGCCGACAAACCCCAGCGGCGGTTATGCGACCACGAGCGAATCCGACGCGCTGCATTCCAGCTATACGCCGGGGACCTTTATGCGGGCGGCGCATTTGGTGGTGGCGCCGACTGAGGGCAACGCGTCCGGCGGGATTGGCGCCATGCGTTTTCATACGGGGCTGGGTGCGTACCAGGTGCGTTTCGCGCCAGCCATTCCCAAGGACATTTCAAAAGCCTGGACCTTTTCGGCCGTTCTGGACTGGTCCGACGCGGGGTTGGTGTAATGGCGCTGCCTGACGATAGCCCGAGCTCGGCGCCGGTTCTGGCGGATTATCTGGCGCCGTACAGCTGGTACCGAGGCCCACTGGAAGATTGGGAGGAGGGCGGCGTTGCGCTGAATGACGGCTCAACCGGGCTGCAGGTTCAAATGTGGTTTTTGTCCTACGTGGCCGACGAACAGGCGGCCAACTACGGCGACTTCGTGGTCACTGGCCAGGATACCGGCGAAAGCGCCGCCATTATCAATGTGCCCGGCGTGACGCGGGTCGGTTTGGCGTTCAATCAAAATAACGACCCGTTTTTGTGTTATGAGACGAACCAGTGCGCCGCCAAATTTTATTGGTACGACGCGACGATCGAGGACTACACCACGACCACGTTGCCGGCCGGTTCTCATTCGCTGGCTTGTTGTCTGGACGATCACCGGCAAACGCAAACGGCGACCTCTGACATTATTCTGGCTTACATCCGGGGCGGCACGCTGTATTACCGCCAGGAGCGCGACCGGTTCGACACGGAGCGCAGTTTGGGCAGCGTCGGCGGCGGAATTTTGCACCGGGTCGGCATGAGCCATAATTTGCGCCTGAAGTTCGACGTACGCGAAGGGCCCGGCCAGCGCCTGTCTGAAATTGTCGGCGACTTGTGCCGCATGGCTGGATTGCCGGCCAATCGTTTTGACGTCGAGGCGCTGTACCCGATTATCGTACGCGGTTACAAGTCGAGCCAAATGTACGCCGCCGGCGACGCAATCCGGTCCTTGATGCAGCTCTATTTCTTTGACTTTCCGCGCATCGACGGCAAGCTGGTCGCCGTGCGGCGAGGCGGCGAAGTGGTCGCCACGATTAGCCAGGCCGACCTGGTGGCCGGCCGCGAGTTTAAGTTCGAAAGCGGGCGCGAGCAGGGCGTCGAGTTTCCGACCAAGTTGCATCTTGGCTATGCGCCGGCGGAAACTGAGTACACGCCGACCAAGGAAACCGCCGAACGGCGCTCGCCAGATTGGAAAGCGCGCTCGGAGGACATGATCGAAGCGGCCGTCAACCTGGAGGCGCAAGAGGCCGCCGAGCGCATCGACATTTTGCAGAAAATCGCCGACGCCGAGTTTGCCGGCTGGGGCAAGTTTTCCATACCGGAAAGTTTTGCCGAGCTGGTGCCGTCGTGCCTGGTCAATTTCGAAGTCGAGCCGGACACGTACAAACGGCTGCGCCTGGTGCGTATGGTGCGGGTTGACGGCGCCTACGACTGCGAGGCGGTGGTGGACCGGCAGAGCAGTTACACCGCAGGGACCATTGGCTTGCCTGACTGGCCAGCGCCGGAAACACCGCCGCCGACGATTCCCGGGGATACTACCTGGGAAATGATGGACGCGCCGGTGTTGGATGGCGTGACCGACACGCTGCATTATTACGTGGCCGGCCGCGGCGACGTCGGCACGGCCTGGCACGGCTACCGAGTGCAACGCGAGGTCGGCGCCGATTGGGAAACCGAGGTCGATGTTGGGCACGCTGAGTTAATGGGCGCGCTGGAGGCCGCGTTGCCGTATTCGTCCGGGGATTTCATCGACACGACAAACGCGCTGCTGGTTTCATTGAGCGGCACGCCGGCCAGCATAACAACGGACCTGCTATTGCAGGGTCGCGGCGCTTGGCTGTTGATTTCGGCGTCAACCTTTGAAATTGTGCAGGTGCGTGACTGGACGGTTGACGGCGCAAACTGGCGCGGCGAGTTTCTTTCCCGGGGGCGCCTTGATACCGTGGCGGCCGAACATCCGATTGGTACGCGCGCGGTATTTTTGGCCAATCCGGTGCGCGTACCGGTGGACGGGGCGCTGCTGGACACGTCGCTGCAGTTGCGCGCGGCTTCCTTCGGCCAGGCCGGCAGCGACGCGGCCGACGCGGCGTATCCGTTTATCGGGCGCAGCCAGGAGGAATGGCCGCCGGTTCTACTGGAGGCGGCGCGGCATTCACCGGCGCCGAATGATTGGTCGCTGAGCTGGACGCCACGGTGGCGCCTGGGGTCCAGCGCGGCGCCGGTGCCGTCGGCGAATTTTTACGCCTGGCGGCTGCGGTTTACGGTCGGCGCCACGACCGTTGTGCACGACACGGCCGGCACGGATCCGGCGTACACTTACAGCGAGGCCGAACAGGAGATTGATTTTGGCAGCGCCCAGGCGGCGTTCGACGCGGTCGAAGTGCGCGCGCTAAATTACCTGGGCGGCGAGGGTAAAGCATTGAGCGAGGCTATCAGCTAATGGCAACGACCGACGTACACGGCTTTCTAAAATGGGCGGCGGGCCTGTCGCAATTCGACGTTACTTTCAACGACTTGCTAAACCTGTTGGAGGCGAAGCTCGGGCTGGCGGTGCTGTCGCGCGTGCTGACGGCCCCGCCTGGCGGGGAAACTGGCGGCGAGCGGTACATCATGCCGGCCGGGACGCTGACCGGCGCCTGGTCTGGTTTTGCCGAGGACGATGTCGCGATTTATCAGGACGGCGGCTGGCTCGCGCACGCGCCGACCGACGGCCAGGTGGCGTGGGATTTGGACGCCGGCGAGGGCTTGACCTTTGACGCGGCGGGCGGCGGCTGGCTGGTCACGTCGGCCGACCTGTCGGCGTTTTTGGAGTCGACCGATATTGACACGGTGGCCAAGCTGAACGCGATTGTAAGCGATGGGCCGTTGGCAACCGTGGCGCAAGTCAACGCGGCGGTGGTTGGTTTGCTCGATTACAAAGGCGGCTACAACGCGGCGACGAATTCGCCGGACCTCGATGTTTCGCCGTCCGGGGTGTTGAAGGGCGACGTGTACACGGTGACGGCCGCCGGCGATTTTTTTACCGCCGCGGTGCGTGCTGGGGATATGATCGTCGCCGAAGTCGACGCGGCTTCCGCCGAGGCCGATTGGACCATTGTTGAAAGCGGCGAGGATGAGCCGGTATTCGAGGGCACCGGCTATGTTGGGGTCAACGATCAGACCGGCACGACGTACGAGCTTGTGTTGAGCGACGCGGGCAAGCTGGTCACGTGTTCGAATGCGTCGGCTGTTGCGCTGACGATACCGGCCAACGCGTCGGTGGCGTTTGCGGTTGGCACGCGTGTTGATGTACTGCAAAAGGGCGCCGGCCAGGTAACGGTCGGCATAACCTCGGACACGCTGAACGGCAACCCGAAAACGAACGCACAGTGGGAGGTGGTTTCGCTGCTGAAAATTTCGGCAACGGTTTGGGTTGTGGTCGGCGGGGTGGCCTGATGTTTATGCCGGCCGGGGTTGCGCAGCAAGCGCGCCAACATGGCGGGCCGCCGCCTGGAGGCTTCCCGGTGCTGCAGGATTGGTCATATTCTAGCGGCCCCGGGCAAGATAGCACGACCGGATCTTGGGCGTGCACGAATCCGGCCGGCGTTGCGGTTGGTGAGCTGCTGTTGGTGATTTGCGTTTGTGATTCAACCAGCGGCGCGCCGAACATGAGCACGACGACGCCGGGCTGGTCAAAAATCGGCGAAATTGGCGACACGGCGCGCGATGTGCAAATAGCCGCGTTTTGGAAAATTGCCAGCGGTTCCGATGATACCGTCACGGTGGATTTGTCCATCGCGCGGCGGTTTTATTACTTTTCGACCCGATTTTCTAACATTGACGGCACGACGCCAATTAACGCCTCCGCGTTCAGCCAGGCGACCGGCGACCCGATCAATATTACCGGGGTCACAACGACGGTGGCCAATTGTCTGGTGGTAGGGGCGATCGGGACCGATGGCAGCGCAACCTTCACCTGGAACACGGCTGGCTGGACGAAAATCGCGGAAGATTCTAGCGGCTCCATCCAGCTGGGTTGTTCATTCGCCACAAAGGAGCAGGCGTCAGCCGGCGCAACCGGGACCAGCAACGTTTCGCTGGCTGGAACTGAGCCGTCGGCCTGTTTCCAAATTGCCATAGCGCCGGCGTAATCGGGCGCCGCGATCAGCCGCCGGCAAGCCGTTGAATAATGACCTCGAGCAGCGACGGCTGGCCGATGGTTGCCAGCGCAAACACGGTAGCGCAGCGGATCAGGGTTTGCGCAACGGCGGGCGGCAGCGGCGCCGGCGCGCGGCGCAGCCAATTGGCCAGGGTGTGCGGGTTCATGATTTCCTCCGGTGTTGTTTCAAGAGTCGGCGGGCAGCCAGGCCGGGTTTGGGGTCGGTCAGGATCCAGAACAGGCGCCAGGTTGGCGGCGGAATGGCGCGGACCTCGTATTCGTAGTGCTGCCAGCCGTTCAAGGTGACGCCGACGAGCGCGGCGGCTTCTCGCTGGGTCAGTTTTGCGGCCGCTCGCCGCTCGGCGATGCGCTGGCCGGTGGGGACGCTGTGCATTATGGTGTCTCCTGGTGTGGCCGTTGGGCGGCCTGTAGAAAGTCCGCGGCGTCGTCGACGGCGCGGAACATAAAACCGAAGCCGAAGCGCGCGCCAGGATCAGCCAGCGCGAGCAGGTGGTATTGGTTGGCGCTGTCGACCAGGCGCGACTCGGCGGGGAACAGCTGCACCGCCTCGCATTCGCAGCCGACCAGCTGGTTTTTGATGGCTTGCAGGTCGCGCCAGTCCATGATCGGCTCGCGGTCATTGCGCCGAATCGACAACCAAACCGCG